ATGGAATTTCATTGTGTTCATTTTCCATCTTTTCTTTGAGTTGCATGAAATCATAACAACTCAAATTAAGTATCATTGTTCCTTTTAGATTGGGGCCCTTTGGTGTCTCTTGTGCAATTGCAACATTAAGTGGCAGTAGCAGACTCAGAGACAGAACCAGTTTGCGTAGCATCTTCCTTCTCCCATTCGGAGACAAACTGTTCTATAGTCTCAACAAGTAGAGGCAGATATTCATGCTTCTCTTTAATAAACTCTTGAACTTGTCCATCTTCTGTTACAACAAGAATAACGATTTGGTTAATCTCAATTCCTGTTCGTTCTTCAAACATCTCTGCATATGCAGAGGCCTGAATATAGTATGACTCGTTATACTCATCATTCCGTTCAGAACGAGAAGTCTTAAAGTCAATGATGGAAGGTACACCGTTATACTCGGCAATACAGTCAACTCTACCAGCAACCTTGTACTTGTCGCTCCACAATCCACACTCTTGTGCGAAAATATTATTTATATTGCTTTCAAGTACTGGTTTTAGTTGTGAGAACAAACACCAAGGCAGAAACTCACGATTGTCTTGAACCACCTCATTGTTGTTCAGAAAGTCCTCACACATTTGGTGAACTTTCGTACCACGAGTTGCGGCTGTTCGTGCAATGTAGTTTGCAACATCTTCCCCTACACGTTTACGCCACTCTGCAAGTCCTTCACGTTTACGAACATTCAGAACTGTAGTGATGGATGGATAGAGACCATCTGGCGTGACATAGAAACGCTTACGGTTTACGTTCTTGGTTTTTACTTCTGGGATATCTACTGGTTTGTGTTCAAACATAATCTTTTCCTCACATATTTAGCATAGTATATTCAATTTACAAGGTTAAGTCAAGAGATTTATCGTCCTTGCCCACGATACTTTTTGAAACTTTTTCTCTTGTGCTTGTTCATGGACGACCTCTTTACCATTGATGGGTTTCCACTACTTGAGGACTTCTTCACATTTGGTTCGTGAATGTAAGTCCCTATTGCCACTTTAGCCATTGCTATCTTCCTGTCCTGTTTTAATTTTACTGATAAGGTATTCTTTCACCATACCAGAACGAACAATGTCGCCAAGGTTAAATTCAATTGTAGAGAAGGAGGGCATTCCTCTAAGAATTTTCATAAAGTGTTGTAGTCCAGACTTCTCTGATGATTTCTGCAAATCAGTTTGGAAGAAGTCACCACAGAACATGATTTTTGAATCCTGTCCCACACGAGTGATGATTGTATCCAACTCATGGAAGTTAAGGTTCTGGGCCTCGTCCACAATAATGATTGCGTTATCAAGTGTAATGCCACGCAAGAATGAAGTAGTAAGGAACATCATTGAACCTTGATTCTTCAGTCTATCATAAAGAATGTTAAATGCCTGTTCATTGGGTTGTTCAAACATGAACTTCACCATGTTCTGATATGGAACTTGGAACAGTGCTGTCTTGTCCTCTTCATCGCCTGGCAAGAATCCAATCTCACGAGTTGGTACTGCACTACGAACAATGTATACACAATCGTATTTTGTTTCGTTTCTCAATACTTCTTGCAAAGCGAGATATAGAGTAATGAATGTTTTACCAGTTCCAGCCGCACCGTATAGAAAAAGGTTCTTTCCATTCTTGTAATCTTGGAATGCCTTTCTCTGGTTGTCAGTAGCAGGGTTGACTGTAACTAGATTGTCAATTCTAATATCTTTTGCTTTTGCCATTTATTCTATCACCTTATGTTTTTTCAAAACCTCTCTAGTTTTAATTTCTTTAGTAGAAGCTTTTCCATACCTATCGGCAAAAGGAGAGCCTGGATGTGCTTCTGCAATCCTAGACATATTCTCTTGCCATCCACCATCATTTTTCATTCGGCCCATCCCTGCAACACCACCAACAATAGATGGCGCACCAGTGATAAGTTGTTTCATGTGGGGGTTATTTTCTACGAACTCATCACGTTCTGAAATTCGCATTGTCATTTCAAACACCTCACCAGTGTTTGTATCTTCAAATGTATAGTTTGGCATAATTAATCCAATATTTTTCTCAATTCAAATAATTGTCTTTTGAGTTTGTCATTCTCTTCAGACAGTTCTTTTATTCTATTTATGAGTTTATAATAATCTTTGGTTAATTGTGCCATATCATTATGCATAGCATCAAGTCTACCAGATGTCGCTAACAATTCTCTACGATATAGTTCATTACCAGAAGGGTCTAAACTTAATCCACTCTCACTCCCCATTAGATTTTTATTAGCTCTATAACGCAGTGCATCCCACTCTTCTGGTGTAGCGTCATCAATACTCTTAGCACCCTCTCTTCTTGGCACTATGCCTACTGGTGGATTATTCTCACCATAGTTTCCGTATTCGTCAAAACCCTTCTCTTTCATCTTGGCATCCTCTTGTCGATTTTTCCACAACATCCAATCCCAATATCTTTCTGGTTCCTTATCCATCATGCCATTACATACCATTCTGGTGTAGATCTACCATTAACCTTACCCTTCCATGTTGCTAGGTGTTGTTTATACTTTATATAGTAATCACGATATGCCGTAACTGAACAAGAGTTCTTCACATCATCAGGCATAGCTGGTGTTGGTTGTGTCTTATATCCTACTGGAATGTTCTTAGGAAGTGAACGTAGAAGTTCTGTGTAACCTCTACATGCGTGTTCCTTGCCATAACGATATGCATATTCATCAAGTAACGCTTGCCACAACTCAAACAACCAAGTGTAGTTGTTGTTACTAGAACGAACCCACAGATTTGATGGGTGGGTGATATGGGAAGCTTTCATCAGTCCCTCTTCCATAACAGGGTCATCCATACGCCACCGTTTGATTTTACGATTGTTCTTTGTGCGTCCATAGTACATTGTACCGTCTAAGATACGATGTGCAGTGGACAGAAGTTGTGGATATTCGATAACCATCTTACGAACATGGCTGTCGTTGTGCATCTTTACACATTCATCAATGTTGTTACTCAGATAGAATATATTCATCAGTCCCACCTATAGAAGATATGATCTTCAATCTCAATTGTTCTTGTCTTTGTCTCTGCCCATGCGGGCCGTACATAATCAGCGTGATAGTGTGTTGCACCTTCAGTGATATCTATAAATGATAGTGTACCATTAATTATCAATTCACTCAAGAGTAAAATCTCTCCAAATGTATCTTTATTTTTAATCTCATCTGATTTACCATCACAGTACCAACTGAACTGACAACGATTACGAACTGGTATCATCTCACCAGTACCCTTCCAACTAGGTCGTGTCGGGCCTTCATAGACTACACCACACACAGTGTTAGGAAATCTATCATCATTTACACGATTAAGTGTAACAGACATAACTGCCATCTGTCCAGCGGCAGGCTGGTTTCGTGCTTCAAAGTATACGTTCTGTGCAAGACAGTATGCTTCTTGTTGAAAGAATGCATCACGTTCATCTTTTGTGAGTTCATTTGCATTTGCAACTGGCATCAGTATCAAAGCAGACGTTAAAATTTCTCTAATCAAAATGGAATCCGATCTTCTGTTAATGAAAGTTCTGCACGATATTCCATCTCTGCTTGACGCATATCGTACTCAGGGCCACGCAAGACTTCTTCTGCATATTCCCCAAATGAAATACCAAACCTTTGTTTTGCTTTCGCAACAATTACAGGAACAGTCTCAGTCATCTGGCCAGTTTCATCATAGAAACCATAGACAAAATCTTCAACGTCCATCATCATATCTTTTACTGCACCCATTATACAATCTCCTCAAATCCAACCATACCAACACGATACTTAGTAGTACCGAACAACATTTGGTCACCAACAGATGTAGAACGTAAACCAAACTCAACTCCATCCTCTACAGGAAGAGGAGCCATGACAGTTACATCTTCTGAGAAATCTTCATTCTCAATAACCTCTCCATTGAATTCAAAGACTTGAGGTTTACTCCAAGAACCCATGATGTTATTGGTACGTTTGTAAGCATATTCAAGTGCCATATCTGCACTGAACTCATCTGGTACATTTACAAATGCAACAGTACGAGGGGTTTCTTCAAACGCTGTGTGAATTACTGCAACTTGTTTCATAATCTATATCCTCTTTTTGATTCTCAACATAGCTAATATAACCTCTTGTCAAGAGGTTGTCAATACCTTTTACAAAATATCTTCATCCCACATTATCATTGCTAGTTTATCTTGTAAACGGTAGGCTTCTTTCTCCCAAGGCAAGTCATAGTAATCAGTACCCTCTTTGACTTTACCCTTTTTCCAACGGATACCATCACCGTCCATCTCATTACGAGCGTACTGTTTAACGTGAACCATCTCGTGGCACACAGTGGTAATGAAATCACGCAAGGTAAGTTGGTTACTGATCTCTAGTGTAAACTGACGGTTTGTATCTTCCATCATACACCAACCAGCAACGTCACCTTTAAGTTTCTTGATTTGAACTTCAATCTCAAAAGTTCGTATACGAGGCATCATTTCCTTTATCATACGCATGACTGTCTTTTCAGCAACGTCACGCTGGAACTTATTGCCACCAATCACTTCAATGTAGTTCATAGAACCTCTCCGAATCAACTATACTTATAGTATAGATGTTTTCACAACAAAAGTCAAGAGATTTTTACAAAAAAAACCCTTGAAAAATCAAGGGCTTATGAAAAAATTTAAGTATGGTGGGAACAACTAGTCCGTTATGAGAGAGAGTTGAGAGAGAGGTCGTTGCCCCCACCATTCTTTTATAATACCACCAAGGTATTACAAAGTCAATAACTTTTAATCAAAAAGTTTTGCAAAAGTAGCAGGGCCTGCAACACCGTCTGCGACCAAACCGTTTGCTGACTGCCACTCTTTCAATGCACGTTCAGTGCCTGGGCCAAAGTCACCGTCTGCACCAACACCTAGTGCTTCTTGCATAAGTTTAACACCTTC